CTTCGGCGCGGGCGGCGCAGGCTTTTCATAGGCGATTTCTGCTGGATCGCTGTACTGCCCGATGCGGTTCTTCGCGAACAGGTAGATCGTGCCTTTCCGCTCGTTCAGTTCTAGTGTCGCCTGTACGTCCTTCGTCTGAAAGATCAGTCCGTCTGGTGTGCCTGCGGCAGTGTTCGTTCGCAGTTCATAACAAGCGATGTAGGTATTGGTTACTTCATTCCAAAACGCCTTGACCGAGTGTCGCGCTATGACGATATTCAGCTTTTGCGGCTTATCGGGCTTTACTGTCGGCATTTTCGTACTGGCACTGACCTTGATCACGGTCGTCGCACTGCCGATCGTGATTTCACCAAATACGCATTTCACAGCGATATCATACGTCTCGCCGGGCTTGACGTTGTGAAATGTGCAGCTCATCTTTTCCGTCCGCGCCTGATTGCTGTAGTCGCCACTTCGTCCAGAAAGCTCCACCATGTAGCCATCCGGCTTTCTGCCGGATCTGCGCATCGTCCACTCGACGAGGATATCCACCACAACGGCATCGCCGACCTCATAACTCTTTTCGGTCGCAACTACGGCAAGCACCGCCGCCGTCGTCGAGTTATCCGTATAGTCGACCATCGGGTATTTTGCGTAGTCGAGTTCCGTCGCATACATGGCTTCATCGTATTCTGCAAGCGTCAAGTCGACGAGCATATCGCCGTTTCTTGCGGCGGAAACGATGCGAAATGGCTTGACTGCTTTATTCGTCTCGCCAAATGCGTAGTTATCATGCAGCTCTGGAATATTACCGTCATCAAACGGGGTCTCCAAGAGCAGCGTATCGCCCTTGTAATCACGCGCTGCGACCTTCCGCCTGATGAGTTGATCCGACGCTGTTTGGATGTAAATCTCATACGTCCTCGCTGCACTGATATCCACATCACGATCGAGCGTAACTGTTGAGCTTGTCGCTGCGACGATGCGCCCCGAGGCTATGCCAATGCGGCTAACAGCATGGTTGAATCCCACAATGTCACCGTATTCGGCAACAATCGCATCGATGTCCGCTGAGAGCGTGACGGTCTGCACCTGCCGCTCGTTTGTCGCCAGCGCCGTAATTGCCTCGCGGTACGCCTGTGAACGACGCTTCACGCCGAAGAGCGAGAGCGGAGCCGTATTGTCTGTCCAAGTGTTGTCCTTGTTGTAATTCGGCGAGCGGATCGTCATGACCGAGTTTTTGAAGTCATTTTCGACGTCGTTGTATGTGACCTCGATGGCCCTCGCCCTGTCCTCCTTCGAGGAAAACGTCCCCTTGACGGTCGAGACAGTCGTCCGCCCCTCACCGAAAATCTGCGTCATGCCCCCTGGTCGGTCAACGACGATGCCATAATTCCTGTCGTGCGGAATAATGACGGCGTGTCCGATATTCGCTGCTTTTTGCGCAGCGCTCATACGCTTCTGCGTTGTATCGAATATGGCGTCAAAGCGGAAACGTGGCTCTTTCTTGCCGTCTTGGTTGAGAATTTCTTCATCGGCGTATGCTGCCGCAGATTCCCACTCATCCCAATAAGCGGCCAACGATTCTTTCGCCACACCGTCCGCAATAAACTCGTATTTATCCGTGTGGATGTTCTTGAGTCTGCGACAGTGATGGAGAATGTCATACGCCGCCCATATAGGATTGTCCGCCGCCTTTTCGATATAGGTTTTCTTGGTGGGGTCCCACACATAGACGGTATTCCTCTTCTGCCTCCAGTTGACCGACGGGATGCCGCTGGAAAGCTGGTTTGTCGCAAGAATCCGAAGCGCGACGAGAACCTTGTTTGGGCGGCTGTATACACCATCCGCGTAGGATGTCATGATCGTCCATTGCGTGAGTGTCTGATATCGTGTCGTTGTCGGGCGATCTGTCAGTGTTACTTGTACGTCATACTGCCCAGGCTCCAATCCTTCGACGGAGAACGTCCTGCGCACGCCCTCACTCGTTGCCATGGTCACGCTGTAGGCGTAGCCTGCGCTGCTTTTTGGGTTGAAGTTGTGCCACGAATCCTCTTTTCCCTTGCGATACTCAAGGATAAATTTGACCGTCGCATTATCGTAACCGCCGGAATCATTGATGTGATACAGTCCTCCCGGCCATTCCAACGTGACCTCAAGGGCAGACGCGCGCTTGCTGTTACTCGTCCTCACAACAGATGTTCCCTGCACGAGCTCCACACCCACGGACTGATCGAGCGGCGTATTCTTGAAGAAAGAAATAGGCTTCTGATCGTTCGTGCCGAAGCGGGTCTCCATTTCCACGCCGTTGAACACACTGATATCCGTGTGGTCGATACGGATGCTATTGATGGAATCGACAGGGCCATAGCCGCCGCAATAGAGCAGGTTCAGATATTGCTTGTCCCCGACCGTTTCAACGTGCGCTTCCAGCAGCTGCGCAGCAGGCAAGCATTCGCCATAAGTTTCACCGACAATCTGCCCTGCGATCGTCGTCGGCGTAGGGATGTCCCAACCATACGAGCGACTGGTTTCCTGCTCGTTCATCCAGCTCATCTTCGGCATCTGCTGCGGAAAGATTGAGTTGATGATTTTTCCGCCAAGGAACATGACCGCTCCCGATGCCAGTGTTGCGCCAACCGTTCCGCTCGCAAATGCGCTTCCGAGCGCCCCTTTCCAGAGGCCGCCCGCGATACTGCCCGCGTAGAGAGACAACGCGATCATGGCGACGAATCCCAAGATACTTTTCAAGGCACCGCCCTCAATATGCGGCATGACGATGAGCTGAGAACCGTCCTGCGGATACGTATGCTCGACGTCTTCAACGATCGCACCATTCAAGAATACATCCCTCGCCGCAACGTCCACATAAGCGCAGATGTTTCCCTGATTGTAGCAGGCAGAGCGGACTTCCTTCTTCATCTCGAATGGGTTCTCTACAATCACAATCTGAATCATTGTCCTGCCCCTTTCGGCTTATAGAATCCGACGATCCGTGAGCGCCAGCGTGCCAGACGGTCAATGCAGGTCCCCGTCGCACTGTACGCATGGATAAACTTCCCGTCGCCAAGGCAAATGCCTACATGGTTTGCCCATACTTCCGGGCTCAGTCGCAGAAGGACGAGGCAGCCTTCTTCCGGCGCGTTCAAGCGTTCCCAATCCATCTCTTCTGCGGTCATTTCGCGCGCAATCTCAGCGGTGCGCATGGCACTGATGCGATAGTCCGGCACATCGATGCCCTGCCTGTGGAACATCTCACGCGCCAAACCCCAGCAGTCAAGGCCAACTCCCTTGTCGCGCCCGCCGTCGATGAACGGCGTGCCAATCAAATCCTCGTATTTCATGCGATCATCTTCCTTCCTGTATGCCCGGCTCACCACCGAAACGCTCCGGTATGAGACAGGATTCCAGATTATTCCGGCACTGCTTCGCCCCCAAATAGCCGCAGCGGATGTCCCCGCAGACGAACGGGCAGAAATCCGTAAGATAACGCCACATGGGGAAGCGATCGGCAATTTCCGACGACGCGCCCAGTGTAAAGGAAATCCACTGCTCGTCATAGTTCGCAGAATTAACGACGAAATCGAGTTCGATTTCGGGCTCCGCCACGTCCAACAGCTTGGCATTCACGACAAATATGCTGACCTTGGCATCGACAAGCCCATCGTACTTTTGCAGGTACGTCGTCAAGAGTCCACCGCCTGAGCTGATTTTCAAGTTCAGCGCGGGCAGTGTCTTTCCGTCCTCCTCATAGTTGTCCAGCTCCATGGGAAATGCCGTCCACGTCTTGTCACGCCAAACGGTATCTTCCGTATTACGAACAAGGTAGATGGGAGTCACGAGCGCCGCATGATTGACCTGCACGAGAATCAAAAAGGGCGCGTCCGTCGAGAGCTTATTCTTTTCAAGTGTCGCGATTTTTGAAAAGTGATTCATGCGTCACACCTCTTCGAATTTCAGCGTAAAGCGATAGCCGGGATAGCTGTATTGGTACGACAGCGTTTCCGCGAAGCGTGCCGTATGCGTCTCGTTCATATCCCAGTCGGTAAAAGAGAAAGACTGGAACGTACCAACCTTGCGGTAAAAATCGAGCAGCTTCTTCATATTCTCTTCGGAGACGGCGTTCCATGTGAAGGTATACGTCCGTATCATGCGCGTCGTACGTGGGCGCGTGTGCTTGTAGTTCGCGTCGCTTGTCGTTGTGATCGTGCTATCCTGCACACTCACGAGGTGCGAGCTGCCTCCATTCGATGCTGTCGGCAATTTCGGCCGCCCGATGTCGGGGAATTTGAGCATAGTTGCCACTTAGACCCCTCCCAATGCGGTTTTTAGGTTCGTTCCGAAGCCGCCGACGTTTCGATTGGCGCCGTCAGCGACAATATCTAAGACCATGCGATTCAAGGAAGCGTCGAAGCTCTTATTCTCCATCTTGACTTTGCCATCCGTCTTGTTCGTGATGTTGACGACAACGGTCGGCGCTTTTCCCTGCCCGCCGCCACCGATGGCGCTCAAATTGCGCTCATTGAGCGGTATGACAGCTTCATGCTCTCCTGCTTCGCCGATCATGGCGAGCGTCGGCGCGGTAACGATACCGCCCTTTGCGAACATCTTCAATCTCGGTGCGCCACCCGCGAGGTGAAAATCTGCCATGGGGCTTCTGTATCCGATGGACGACATACTGCCGAAAGACGCGACACCTGCCCCCACCGATCGCCCGCCGCTGAATGCTCCGAGGATATTGTCCACCCATCTTGCCGCCAAACGCTGTGCGGCGATTTTCGCAATCATGGAGAGGACACTGTTGCCGAAGTCCTTCAAGACTTCCTGCGCCGACTTTGCCCCTCGGATAAAATCCGCCATGGAATCCGACAGCGTACCGTAGATGTTCTCAGCAGTATCAGCGATGTAGCCCGCCATGCTGCCGTGCGCTGCCTTCCATATCTTGACGTAGGTGCTTGCAAGTTTTTCCTGCCCCTCCATGTTGAGCGTGCCTTCGGTTTCCGTCTTGCCTTCAGCACTCCCGAGATGGGCGATGAGTTCGGCGACCTTGCCTTCCGTTTGCAGGTATTCGATATATTGCTCATGCGCTTTCTTCAAGTCTTGGCGTCGCTTTTCTTCGGCCTTGGAGAGCTTGGCGTAGTACCATTCCGACACCGCCGCCTTAGACTGCCAGTCATCCTTGTCGCGCATGACTTCTTTTTCTTTTTCCTTACGCTCATCAGCGAGTTTTCGCACAGTGGTCGAATACTCCGCCTGCGCAAGAGCCTCATAGTCGTGCAGGACTTCGGCATTCATGCTCTTCGCCTCGTCGGCTACCTGCGCCAATGCCGCTCGCTGTTTTTCCGATGCTTGCCGCCCCAGAGCTTCCGCGTACTCGTCGAGCTGCTTGTTCAGGTTATCAACTGTCTCTTGGGATACACCTGACGCGCGAATCTTGTTGATCTGCTGCCGTTTCTGCTGTACGTCCTGCTTAATCTGTTCAACATTCTGCATATAGGCAGTATCTTCAAAGCCACTGATTCCCTTTGCCATTGTTTCAGCAAGGTTCAGGGCGTCCTTTCTGCCCTGCTCCAACTTCCTCGCTGCCTCCTGCGCCTGCCTTGCGGCTTCGGCTTCCTCGCGCGTGCCGCTCCGCCTTTCCGTCACCGTGCGCCCACCCGTCGCCTCGGCAAGAGAGCCATAGCCCTGCACCGCGCCGAAGTAGCTCTCCGCTTCGTCCATAGAGATGGTCTGCACGCCGCCCGAAGATTGCCTGCTGTTGACCATGCCATTGCCCATGTAGATGCCGACATGCCCCGCAAAGTCCACGAGGTCGCCCGCTTCCGGCTCGTAGCCACCGCCCGCCTCATGGTACGCGCCCGCCGCACGGAATGCGTCGTCATTGATGATGCCCTCGGTACTCTGACCGCCGATGCTGTCAATGCCCGCTTCCGCATAGATGTTCGCCGTGTAGCTGTCGCATTGAATCGTAGCGTCAGGCGTAATGTTGCCCATCCACTGCTCGCCCTGCGGATGACCTGCGGCGATGTCCGCCGCCAGTCTGCCTATCGGGTACTCTACATCGTAGTTCGTCGGCGCAGGCGCGGCTTTCTCTTTCGGCGCC